ATTTATTTAAATAATGATCCAGTAAAAGAATCAGTAGAAACTTTTGATCTTGTTATTACGGAGTTTAGTACGTGGTCCGGACAAGAAAATATACATAAACCAAAATATGAAGGCTTAGTTAAATATGAAATTTATAATGGCACAACAACACAAACAGCTGATCAAGATCTTATAGACGCAACTGGCGGAATTTGGACTAACTCAGATACACTATCTGGAGTTGCTTATGCAATTGTGCGTTTTGAGTTTGAACCAGAAACTTTTGGCAGCGTAGGTATTCCGCAAGTAAACTTTGACGTTGTAGGTAAAAAAACTAGAAGCGTATCATCAGGAGGCAACACTTATAAAGTATTTAGTGATAACCCAGCCGATTGCATTGAAGATTATTTAACTAATACAATTTATGGCAGATCAATACCTAGCTCACAAATAGATTCTACTTCTTTTACAGCGGCCAGGAATCTTTGTAATACTGAAGTCACTGTTGGCAGTTTAACTCAAAAAAAATATACTTGTAATGGAATTTTAAATACAAACAATAAAGCTATTAATAATATTGAAAAACTTTTAACAAGCTGCAGAGGATCTTTAGTTTTTAGCGGCGGTAAATATAAATTGCTTATTGATGATACAGGAACGGCTGTACAAACTTTTAATGAAAATAATATTTTAGGATCTTTTGAATTATCTTTAGGCGGTAAAGAATATAAAACAAACAAAATAAGAGCTGGTTTTTTTAATAAAGCAAGAGACATGCAGGGAGATTTTGCAATAACAGAAAGCACAGTTTTTAAAGAGCAAGATAATAATTTAACTTTAGAAAGATCAATTGAATTGCCTTTTACTGATCAAATGGAAAGAGCTTTGATGATTTCAACAATTAATATGAAACAATCAAGACAATCTTTAGTTTTTAAATTTAAAAGTACAATTGAAGGTTTAAGAGCAGAAATCGGTGATGTTGTTTATATATCCTTAGAAACTTTAGGCTGGAATACTTTAAATTCAAATTTAGGAAAAAAATTCCGCGTAATGAAATTAGCTATAAAAAATAATGATGAAGTTGAAATTACGGCTAGAGAATATGATGATGATGTTTATGATTTTGGCACAATAACAGCGGAAGATCTTTCTGTTAATACAAACTTGCCTAATTTTTCTTTTGTAGATAAGCCAACAATTACTACGCCTACAGAAGAATTAATTGCAATTCCGCCAACCTTATTTAATAGAATTACTATTAATTGGACACAGCCAAACAAGTCAGCAGTTGAGTCTTATGAAATTGGAATTAATAGAATAAATTCTGTACGCTTTGAAAATAAAAGCAGTTATGATTTTGAAGGCAGAAGCGTTAATGAATCTTTCACAATTGATAAATTAGAAGCTGGCCAATATTTTGTTGCTGTTCGAGCAAAAAACAGAATGGGTGTTTATTCTGATTTTGCTACAGAAATATTTGAAGTAGAAAACTTTGGAACTTTGCCTGATGTAAATACTCCGGCAATAAATTCTGTCACTGAAGAATTATTTACAACAACGCAAGGATCCGGGGTAAAAGCAAAAGCTACTTTAACGTTTGGAGCTTCGATAAATACAGAATGGGAAAATTTAGACGTAAGTATTGATCATTATGATGTTGAATTTAAAAAGTCAAGCGAAGCATCTTTTCAGGGCGCTGGGACTTCTCAGGGCACTAATTTTGAATTTTTTGATATAGAGCCTGGTTTATATGAGTTTCGCGTTAGAGCGGTTAATACAGTAGGAGTTGCTTCTGCTTTTTCATCGGCTACACAAAGAATATATGGGCTAACTGCTGTTCCATCAAATGTTTCAAATTTTTATTTAAGATCAGATAGTAATACTGCAATGTTATCCTGGGACCCTAGCACTGATCTTGATGTAAAAATTGGCGGTAGCTTTGAAATTAGACATTCTTCTTTAACTTCAGGGGCTACTTGGCCTCAATCTACACAAGTTGGAGAAGCTGTATCAGGTATATCAAATCAAGCGGAAGTACCATTATTAGTTGGAACTTACTTAATAAAAGCAGTTGATTCTACAGGAATTAAATCAGCTACAGCAGCTTCAGTTGTAAATACAGTGACTCCTGATTTATTTCAGTCAACACAATTTTTAACTAGAACAGAAAACCCTTCTTTTGCTGGCACAAAAAGTAATATGATTGTAATTGACAATTTATTAAAATTAGAAGCAGATACTTTATTTGACTCTTTAGGGCTAATAGACGAAATTGGTTTTATTGATGCGGCCGGAGGCGTTGATTTATCAGGATCTTATGAGTTTGCAAATTATATAGACACAGGAGTTGCTGCAGCTTCTTACAGACTAACTTCTGCTTTTACTTTTACAACCGACTCAACAACAGATTTTTTTGATACAAGATCAGGAAATATTGATACCTGGGATTCGATTGATGTTAATAGTTATGATGATGTAGAAGTACAATTACAAATTGCAACAACAAATGATAATCCTGCTGGCTCTCCTTCATGGTCAAGCTTTCAAAATTTTAGAATAGGTAATTATTATGGCAGAGCTTTTAAGTTTAAATTACTTGTCACTTCTGGCGATATAACGCATCAAGTATATATATCAGCTTTATCAGCAACGTTAGAAGCATTTCAAAAAATTGATACTAATCAATTAACATCAAGCACAAGCGCTTTAGGTGTCACTTTTAATGAAAATTTTTTAGTCACGCCTAAAATTGCAGTGACTGCTCAAAACATGGGAAGCGGTGATTTTTATGAAATTGCAAGCGTTTCGGCAACCGGTTTTACAATTACTTTTAAGAATAGTAGTGGTACAATAGTTGCTAGAACATTTGACTATATAGCAAGAGGTTTTTAATGGCTCAACACGATTACGATATTGCAAATCAATCTGGAAGTAGTTTTAGGGCAGACTTAAATAATGCTTTAGATGCTATTGTATCTAACAATTCAGGATCTTCAGAACCATCTACTACGTTCGCTTATGAATGGTGGATTGATACATCTAACAATTTATTAAAGTTAAGAAATTCTGCAAACAATGCTTGGATAACAATACCTATTTCAATTACAGCTGATAATTCAACACCTGCCGGTTTAACAATTAATGGTAATTTAGTCACAACAGGAACTATTGATATAAACGGCCAAGAGTTTATTTTAGATGTTGATGGAGATACATCAATTACTTCTGATACAGACGATCAGATAGATTTTAGAGTTGGTGCTGTTGATGTATTGACTTTAACAAACAGTCATTTAGTTTTAAAAGGAACTACACCAAAAATTACTATTGGAGATGGTGGCGAAGAAGATACTGCATTAATATTTGATGGTAATGCACAAGATTTTTATATTGGTTTAGATGATAGTGCTGATGATTTAATTATTGGTAAAGGCTCAACTGTTGGCACAACACCAGCTATAAGCATCAATGAGAGTTTACTTGCTACTTTTGCAGGTGATGTCTCAGTGCTAGGTGGTTTTACTTCAATAGGTATAGATGATAATGCTGATACCAATGTCATTACAATTGACACTTCAGAAAGAGTTGGAATGGGAACTACAAGTCCTTTAGGATCTTTACATGTTAAAAAAGGTTCTTCGGAAACAAATCTAATAGTACAGTCAAATGTTGGCGGTAGTGGTTCAGCTATTGGCGGTCGATTAAGATTGCAACTTGGCGCTCAGACCAATACAGGATCAGGCGCCGCTGATACTCAAGCTGGAGATACGCTTGGGCAAATTATGTTTGAAGGTCAAGGAACTGATTATTCTTATCAAGGCGGTAATATAAAATGTTTAGTACAAACAGGTGATGGCGATGATGGTAGATCAAATCAGGGAACTTTCATGTCTTTTGAAACAATTAATGTTGGCAGTGTAAGTCCAGCAGAAAGAATGAGAATTACTCAAGATGGTAAAATAGGTATTGGTAATACTTCACCTGAATATATATTTCACGCAACAGCATCAGGTAATGGTACTAATTTCAAATTTCAAACATTAGGGGGCGGTAATAATTTATATATAGATTTAACTACTTCAGGGGGTACGGGTTTTATAGGTAAAGCAGGTTCAAGTTTAGAATTTTATCCACAAGGCACAATTAGTGTTGAATTTATTAATGGTGGTAATGCAAAATGTGTAGGTTCTTTTTTAAGTAATCAATCTTTGTCAGACATGAGATTAAAAGAAGATGTTAAACCAATTACAAATGCTTTATATAAAGTTAAGCAGCTTGAAGGTCTTACTTGGACATATAAAAAAGATGGCACAGTAAACACAGGACTTTCTGCTGATAAATTAATAGAAATATTACCTGAAGCAGTAGGAGAAGATACTTTAATTGGTGATAATAATGGTGAAAAATATAAACACATAAATTATGGAAATACTGTTGGTTTATTAGTTGAAGCAATTAAAGAACAACAAGAACAGATTGAAGCCTTACAATCTAAAATTAACGCTTAAAAGAGGTGAATAAAATGGCAATTAACTATAAATGGGATGTAAGCACTGTAAATGTAAAAACTGTTGGAGAAAATGAAGATACTGTTTTTAATGTGCATTGGAGATTAATAGCAACAGATAATGTTAATAATGATGCTGAAGGCAATGCACAAACCGCTTCAGTATATGGCACACAAATTTTAGATACTTCTGACCTATCAAACTTTACTGCTTTTGCTGATTTAACTGCAAGCGATGTTCAAGGCTGGGTAAAAGAAGCTTTAGGTTCAGATAAAGTTGCAGAATTAAAAGCTAATCTTAATGGAAATATTGCAGAATTAGTTGCCCCAAAACAACAAACAAAAACAATAGGAGAATAATTATGGCAGACATACAAATAAAAAAAGATAACGGCGAAGTTATTGAATA